GTGCCTGTGGTGTTTGCTGTTAAAGCAGCATATCCAACAGCCGTGTTACTAGAAGCTGTGGTATTAGCATCTAAGGCTGCTGCTCCAACAGCTACATTTTCTGCACCTGTGGTGTTTGCGGTTAAAGCAGCATATCCAACGGCTGTATTATTGCTTGCTGTGCTATTGGCATACAAAGCATTATTACCTAATGCTGTGTTGTAACCGCCAGTTGTATTGGTAAAAAGTGTCTCTCTACCAAAACCAGCGTTTTGTGTTCCAGTAGTATTTGATGACAGTGATTGATAACCAAACGCATTGTTATAACTTGCAGTGGTATTGGCATCTAAAGAATTAGTACCAACAGCAACATTTTGAGTTCCTGTGGTGTTTGCTGTTAAGGCATATCTACCAACGGCTGTATTGTTGTCTGCTGTGGTATTAGCCATTAATGCTTGATTTCCTATTGCTGTGTTACCAGAACCAGTTGTATTAGAACCTAAAGCATTATTAGGAGCCAGTGCTGTATTTTCTTCACCAGTAGTATTAGCACCTAAACAATCTTTACCTACGGCTGCGTTGTTTGAACCAGTCGTATTTGCATCTAAAGCACCTTTACCAACAGCCGTATTTCCTGCACCCGTTGTATTGGCTGCTAAAGCTAAATATCCAACTCCAGTATTATCTGAAGCTGTTGTATTAGCATTAAGAGAACTATTACCCACCGCTGTATTTCCTGCACCAGTTGTATTTGAAGGCATTGAGTTATTACCCACTGCGGTGTTGTTATTCGCAGTTGTATTGGCACCTAAAGCTGCATAGCCTACCGCAACGTGTCCAGTGCCTGTGGTGTTTGCATCTAGTGCCAACGCACCCACTGCCACATTACTTGCACCTGTGGTGTTTGCTGTTAAAGCTAAGTAACCAACGGCTGTGTTATTTGATGCGGTGGTGTTTTCTTCTAAGGCTTCATACCCCAATGCAGTGTTATTAGAGCCTGTGGTGTTTTCTTCTAAAGCAGCCTTACCGAATGCCGTATTTAAAGCACCTGTAGTGTTTCTATACATAGTGAAATAACCACCTGCCGTATTGTCATTTGCTGTGGTATTACTTTGTAAGGCAGTTCTACCAATAGCAGTATTACGAGCTCCAGTGGTGTTTGCATTTAAAGAGTCTTTACCAACTGCTGTGTTGTCTGAACTGGTGGTGTTTGTTAGCAACGCTCCTGAACCAATCGCTACGTTATTGCCGCCCGTTGTCGTTGCCCCAGCAGCATTATCTCCAACTGCTGTATTGTCTGAGCCACTGGTCACTGCATCAAGGGCAGAATCACCTATGGCTACGTTGTCTGTTCCTGTGGTTATGGCTGTGCCTAATGATCCAGAACCTAGACCGATATTACCTGTACCACCTGTCATATCGAGGACATCGGTTACGGCAGCGCCTGCTCCCGCGCCATCGGCGACCACCATCTTAATTCCGCCATTCGGAATAACGACATTAGCGCCTGTGCCTTGAGAAATGGTGACTTGATAACCCGCACTGTTTTGAATAATCCACGTTTTATTAACGGTGTTCGGTGCGAGAGTAACTGTATTAGTTGCAGTGATTGATCCTGCTAAAGTTAAAGCGTAGGCCCTGGCAGCATCTGAGGTGCCGTCCGCTATGGTAATGGTATGGGAAGTCCCGGTAATTGTTTCAGAACCACTGCCCCATGCTTCCGCAATAAGCTCTAAATTCGTGTTGGTGCTTGTGCCCCAGGTTCCCGATTCATCACCTGTAGCAATTTCTTTTAATCTTAGATCGTTTACATATGTTGCCATTTATCGTTCCTCCAATCTTATATGAGTATAACTGTTATAAATTATCTTTTCCAATATCTATGCCACTTCCTGCCAATCTGCGTCTTGATCGTCGTCAATTGCCGACCAATTCGGTGTTTGAGAATCATCAATTACGGCCCATTCAGCGTCTTGCCCTGGAATAATTTCACTCCAAACCAATACTTGACTAATGTTCCCTGTTCCTGCCAGCCCGGTAACTGCAATAGTCACATGCGTTGTGGCCGTTATATCACCCAGACTGCTTGTCATAGCATCCAAAGTGACCGATATAACATTATTAGTCGTTAGAGTTATTGTTCCTAACGATGTTGTGCCCGCTAATCCTGTAGGATAAACATTGGCATCACAGGTAACAGTTTCATCGCCTTGAGAAACTGTCGATGCTGTTCCACTAACCCCTGTAACGGCGGTACCGTTGGCAATAACTGTGCCAACTGCTCCTGTTGCTGCTAGTCCTGTTTCACTGACATTGGCATCAGCACGAACCGTTTCAGTGCCTAAAGCAGTGGTTCCTGCTAATCCTGTAACAGAAACATTAGCAACACCTGTAATCGTAAGCGAACTTACCGCACCAGTAGCCGCCACTCCTGTTTCTGCAACATTTGCATCACAGGTAATGGTTAAAGAACTTACAGCACCGGTTCCCGCCAAGCCGGTAAGCTCAACAGGTACGGGATTACCCCATGTCCCAGAACCCCAGGTACTCCGACCCCAGCCCGTAATATTAGCCATTGGCTAAATTACGCTATTCTAATAACAGCGTTACTTGCGTCTGCGGTTGGGAAAGATATGGTAAAACTACCTGCGGTGCTGGTTTTATCGCCACCGAAATCAAAAACTGCAACTGCTGGATCACCAGTAGCTGTGTCGTTGAAAATCATGCAGCCTCTTGCCGTAATTGTGCAAGTACCAAACGTCAAATCAGCAAAATCGGTAAACGCAGTCGTTCCCGATGTGGTCGGGTCGATTCTGGTTAAACTTCCACCTTTAGCGGTGTAGTTTGTTCCTGTTGCCTCTTGGCTAGTGGAATAAGCTGTGGTAGCAGCACTCATAGTAGCTGAACTGGTATACAGGGCTAACTTGAAGGTGTCGCCTCCAGAAAGTAAAAAATCGTGCTTCGCTTCTAAAAGTTCTTTTTTAAAAGAGGTACACATAGCCTGAGTTATAGCCATTATAGTCTCCTAATAATTTCAGCTAAGTCTTTATGACCTTGCTGTTCTAATTTATTGCCTATTGTACACATGTGGTTTTTAATTGCCTCTTGCATATAATAAGTAATTACCGTATGACACATTTTTTTAAAAGCATGGGCTTGTGCTCTAATTGGGTCCGGCGCTGTGTCGCTCACCGAAACCAGTTTATTAGTAGCCATTTCAGCGACTTCTTCTACTGTATGGCCTCTACCATGTGTTGTCTTTACTCCAAGGTTTCCTATGGAGATTGTAAATGAATCAGTTTCCATCAATATTTCTCTGGTTCTGGTGGACCAATGTCTTGTCTTCCTGAAATTCCTGAAGGCCTCTCTTCCTTAACAATATCGGAAAATTTTCCAACAACTAATTCACCTTTGTTTAAATATACTACAGGAGGATTATCAAGTCTATGGTAGCCATATAGCTTTTCCTTTAGGGGAATGTTGGTGTCCAGTATTGGAGAATGGCCGCCAATAGAAACCTCCATGCCTGCATCCATGCACTTAGATAACCAAAATTCACAACAGCCTCTCCCCGACTCACCAAAATAAACATTCGATTTATAAGCAAAGTCTGCTCCAAAAAGACTGAGCTTCCCTACCTTTTTCCATAAAGCAAAGGCAATAGCATAAGCAATCGTATTGTTTAGATAGGCACAACCCAAGTCTTTAACAACTTCCTCTATGGGAAATAACTTTATCGCTGGAACCCGATTATCGAGTTCACAAGAATAAACTGGAATTTCTAGTTTAGGAAGGGTCCTACACATTATTTTTGTTTGTGGTCCCGCGTCAAAGGTGTCAAAAAATCGAGAAACAGGATCCATCACAAAAACACGATCACATTTAATAACGGCACACATAGAATTAATGGCCCAAACTTCATCGTACTCCTGACTGTGGCTAATAGACATGTGAAAATCCAATTGACTTTGCCCCATAGCAACCAGTGCAATGTGTTTATTCTCAAGCATTTATTATTGTTGTTGAGGATTAACAAAAACCCTTGGTCTATCAAAACGGTTTTCGTCTCTTGTGGCTCTTCCTTCCATTAATGTGGTTGTTCTAACTAGGTTTTCCTGAAAACGTTGCTCAAACATATTAGTCTCAGTAAGCTCCTGCTTCATAAAAATACTGGCCTCTACTAAAGAACCGTATAGCAACAAATCTGGAGTATTGTCTGAAATCCAGGTTGTGCCGCTGTCCCCAGCCGCTGTTAATGAGGCGGGTTGATACAGATAATGTAGTTCAAAAGTCAAATTAGCGTTCGGTGTTGGCGCCAATATAAAAGTATCATCATCAAACTGACCATAAAACTTAGGTATCCCGGTAGTGGCCGCCGATTGCGTGTAATTGCGCATAAAACTAGGGTGCTTTAATAATAAATAAGTGTACTCACTATCACTGTTTAAAACAGCTAAACTTAAAGGAGCCACGAAATCCGAAGGCGATGAAAGGTAAGGGTTCCCGGATGCGGCAGTTCCTGTGACATTTTTACGGAACACATTAAGTTCAATTGTATTGAATATACGGTTTTCCGCTTGTTTAATAAAGGTATCAAGCGTATTGGTAAAGGTGGTCTCAGAATTATCCATGTAATTCTGAATCGCTGTTTTCATTCCACTATAGGTAAAACTCATGTTGTCGGCCCTGCGGTTACTGTAGAACCACCACCAGTTATATCACCGGTAGTAGCGGTTCCAGTTGAAGTAAATTTATATTCGTTGCTGTCCACAACTGTTATTGTATACCCATCAGAGCTTTCAAGCACCGTTGTTGTTATTCCATCAAAGGCTTCGGTACTACGAAAACGAACGGTATCCCCTGTGGTTCTAACATGTTTAAACTCGGTTACACGAATCACTGCATTCGCTCCAGAGCTTTCTGCTCTAAAAGGGTTTAATGGTAAAAGCGCTTGTGCCGGGCCAACTGAAACAAAGGGTCCTGCACCTCTTGCCCCACTTGTGCCGGTTCCAGCAACAGCGGAGAAAGTATAGGTGTCATCGTCCACTTTTGTAATTGAATAAGCATCTGGATCAGTCAATGTTGCGACAGTAAACCCGTCAAAGGTTTCTGCTCCTCTAAAACGTACTTTGTCCCCGGTACTTCGACCATGGTCATCTTCAAAAACCTTAATAACCGCACTCCCTGCTGTTGAAAGAAAAGGGTTGTTGGTCAACAAAGCCTCTGCAACAGGCTCTGTTCTAGCGGGACGCGGGTTTCTTAATGCCTGTGGGTCGGCTGCAAAATGAGGCGGGTTTAGTTGAGGTTGTTTGGGACTCCATTGATCGGGCCCAACCAATAAGCCGTCCCAGGTCATTTTCATGTCCCTTAAACGGTAACGGAACCCCGATATATCACATATACCCCATGCTTTTTTCCCCGCTGCAAAAGCCATTAGATAATGGTCCTAGAAGGTAAAAAACGAGAGCTTACCGTGTCAATATTTTCAGAAGCGGCTCGTTGCCATTCCTCGTCATATATTTGTTTGAGCATCTGCACGCGATCCGGAACCCTTTTAATGGCTATATAATAAGCCAGTCCTGCTGCCATCGCGGGGAGAAACTCAAAAGTTATTTCTAAAGTATTGGTATAAATGCCTGCGTCCTGTATGCGCGTCAATGCGTAATAACGAAAAACGTCCGTAGAGTTTTCCGGCGCCGGATACAAATACAGTTTCGGGGTTATGCTTTTTTCCACATAAAACTGAGTTGATCTTGATTTAGTGCTTTTGTTCGGAAGGTAATGATAATCACTCCTACTGATCCTATTTACCTGATAATCAGTAGTGGTGCTTCCAGAAGTACGACGAATGACCGCAGACAAAACATTAACTAGGTCTGTGTCAAGATCGTAACTGGTGGTGCCTTCGGTCAACGCTTCTGTTCTTTCAACAATAAGCCAGAGATTTAAGCCTCGGTTTGCCCATTCAGCAAACATAAGATTAAGGGACCGCCTAGCTGTTTCCAGATCGTAGCCGGTCCTTAATTCTAGTCCACAACGTTCAAACGACTCTTCGATCAACTCGTCGACGTTTAGATCGAACGTAGTTGTCCCTGACGTGGCCATTAGTTGTTAGGCGCTTCGTAATATTTCAAAAACTCACACCAAACCGTGTATTCATTTCCTGCATCAGAGGTCGAGGGAACAACAAACAAAACATCACCAGTATAGCCTGACGCTTCCGTGTTCACTAAGCCCCCAATGGTGCTAAAGTCAAACGTGTTGTCATAAGCCAGGGTCAAAAAAGTAACGTTCGTTGTTGCGTCCCAATCAAGTGATGCCGGTGCATCAGGGGCGCCGCTACAGGTGTACCATATTTTATTTAAAGCCACATGCGTGCATGTTTCTTTATTCGCCGACTGGTTCAACGCTGAAACGTCAACTAAAGTGGTGCTGCTGGCACTTCCATCTGAATAAACAGAACAATATGTGACTAATTTCTTGTCATAATCATATTGAATAGTGGGTCCTGTGACTGTATTAGCCATAATCTACCCCCTATTAAGCGTCAGCAAATGGTGTTACTAAAGTTCCTGAGCCAAGTAGCTGTGCTGCAACATGGTATTTAGCGCTTGCTATTGCACTAACAACCACAATACTTCCGGCTAAGCCGCCTTTAGTTGAGCCATTTTGTGTAATAACATCATTGGAAGAACCAGAAATAAAGGTTTTCCCTGCTGCACTGTCATCAATACCAGTATAAGCGCCACCGACAAATTTGTCCGTGCCGTCTGTTACGATGTCCATGTCTGTTGCCGCTGTAACAACTACGAAAGTGAACTGAGCACCTAAGTTACATAATTGATTTGGGTCGCCTTTGTCTGTAGGTTCTGTAACAACGATGCTGGGAAGTGTAAACACTCCGTCTGCATCATTACACAATAATATCCTACCGGCATGAGACGCCACTGTGATAGTCGTGTTAGCTGTTAAACTAACAACTGAGCTATAGCCCGCATTTATAAGACCTGCTAAAGACCTTATAGGGCCTGAAAAGGTTGATTTTGCCATAATTTCCTCCATTGGAAATAAGTCCTACCGTCTTGGCTTGTCTGCTAGGTCAGTCTGTAGGACAAGTTTACCCTAGGTACAAGAACTATATTACTTGGAAAAAATACAAAAAGAAAGAAAAAAGGGGCCGAAGCCCCCTTCTCTGTAATACTGAGTAAGAAAGTGTATTACAACTTCCAATTTAGCTTATTGCTTATGCTCCGGGGCTGCCAAAGACTGCTCGGGGGTCAGACCACCCAAACGAATATCTTTCGCGAGCCTTGTATCGTACATTACCAGTATCAAAATCCGCTTCCATTGAAGTCTTGATTGGTGAACGGTTAAACATTTTGAACCCGTTCGGACAATCAGTCTTAATGAACCACGCATCTGTATCAGTAAGATAATGATTTACGGTATAGCCTTCTGGGACCATGCCCATGTTGCGTATAGCGTTAATATCATTATCAGAAGTACCCACACGTCCTTGTGATTCCATCAAACGATCAGCGGTGAATTGAAGCTCTTTAGGAAGGATTAGTCTCATTCCTTGGAGAGCAACTTTTAGTCCCCGCTCATCAGTAAAGGCCGCAATGTCGATTAGTGCTTGTTCTAATGAAGTCTCATTAAGGTCAGCAGACGTTGAAAGCTCATTACGCAAATTAGCGCCACCCACAGTTGGATGGTCTGTTGCGCAAAGTTCTTTCGTGTCGCCGCCTGGATAACTTGAATTGAACGCTCTATTCAGGACAGAGGCTGCTTTTACTTGCTTGGTGTTACTCATACTTCTAGCAAGCGCACGAGTGTATCTTGCTGACAGTTTGTCATAAAGATTATCCTCGATAGCTTCTTCAGTAATTGAAAACGCCAATGCAATCGTTTCATGGGTGTATCTAGACGTAAAGGCTTCTTGTGCTTGATCAAATGCCACTCCGGCTCCTTCTGATTTAACAGGTGCTGTATCGAAACCAGTGAGCATAACCTCTTCTTCAAAAGCTCGGTCACTAGACTCAGTATCATAAATTGCTTCATGTTCTTGGTCATAGCGACTGTACTCTAGTCCAAAGAGAGCATTCAAGCCAGGTAGCAATTCTTTTACGAGTTGCGCTCTACTTATAGCCATTATTTACTCCTTATGTTCCAGCTACAGGACCTCTGTAAGCGTGCTCATTGATTATTACAACCAAATTTGCATTATCCGCTGTGAGATCCCCGTTAATATCATCTTGAACCGCACCCATAATCTTAAGCTGTAAAGCTTGAGTTGTGGCGATTGTGCTTGAATCAAGCTCCCGAGTGCTTACGCCCGTTGTTGTACTACCGCCAATACCGTCTGTGTCTGCATTTCTGCCTACACAAGTTACTGCTGAGGCACCATCTGCTTGTATTACAAACATTTGGTTAGGGTCGTCATAGATATATGCTTCTATGTCGCCACTTCCGAGTGCAGTCGTATCCGCTGGGTAATAATTCTTAAAGGTCGGGGTGCCGTCAGATGCAACATAGTAGCAATGCGAAAATACGCCAACAATGTTAGCAGAACTAGCTGCTGCCCTGTTGATATAACCACCTGCGAATATAACTAAATCACCTTGAAAGATGTTTGTGTTATATCCAGCGGGTGCAATATTGTATTTGTTTGCTTCTTGTACAGCCGAACCAACATTAAGACCTTTGTACGGACGAAGCCCGAAGGCTTTATCTACGTTAGCCATTTATTTAGTCTCCTAAATAACGATGAATTATTGTTACCGATAAAAGATTAGTTGTCGTCAACTGCTCTCTTACCGCCCAAAGTTACACGAGTTTGTCGATTTGGTTTTGAAACCGACATGGAGGGATGCGAGCCGTCTCTAAAGTAGTCGTTATCAACAGCGTCCATTTGTCCTTCAGTTCTTGAATCGAAATGGTGTTGCCGTTCTTTTACGGTTTCTTCAGGTATACGAGCTAATATCAGCCCTCCTACCCCAATACATCCTGCGTGTTTGCCGTCTTCAATGGTGGGAGCTTCAAAGTCCGGATATTCGTCTGCTCTCACAGGTTCGTATCCTTCACGGAGTCTTGCTGACATGTTTTTTGTGTCGGCTTGTCCGCGGACCTCTGTTCTTACCCATCTATGTCGATAGCCTTCAGGGGCTGGGGGTGCATCCAATGCGGATGGTGGAGACCAAGGTCTACGTCGAGATTGTTTTTCTCGGGTATCGGTCCCGCGTGAAGCTCGAGTTGTTTCTTTTACGTCTGTTGTGGTTTTATCCATTTTTTACTCCTTCACGTATTTTGCGTACTCTTCTAGTGGCACACCTAATTTTTTGGCGATTGCAACCTGTGATGGTGTGAGTCTCACAGTGTTCTTACCGCGCCCTTTTTTCGCGCTGCGCGTTGCAGATGCGACCGTTTGGGCGGGACGGTTGTCTTGT